GTGTTAACTACGCTGCCAATCAGGCACCCGTAGTTGCATCTTTCCAGCTTACCATGAACATCCCTGCTGGTGCTGACAGCTATGACAGTGCAAATATCCGAGCGGCGCTTTCGCTCCTCTCGGGTGCGCTGTCGCAGCAGTCTGCGGGTCAGGGAGACACTTTGATTAATGGAATCCTTTAACCGCATTTTTGAGGTTATATGGACCGTTATCAAAGAGGTCTTATTGGCTTTCTTGCAGGTGTGCTGTTCTCCTTCGTCACCTTTGGGGTGATGTGGGAGCTAGGCCGCCTGCTTAACGGGTAACCGTTAGCCAATGTACTTATTGGAGACTGTATGGACATGTTGCCTATAGTAATCAAGAGCCTAGGTCGTGATATTAAGGCCTTAGGGATCACCGTGCCTGTTAAGCATAGTGACCCCTGGGCCAATCCCCGCGAGAGCGCGGCTGCTTCTATCCTTACATCGTTATTCAAGAAGTTCAAAGATCTTGAAAACACGAAGGAACAGGATGCAGCGGCTCTTGCTAAATTCGAGGCTAGCAATCTTGGCTGCCTCGAATGGGATTTGCAGCTAAACACCTCTCTGGATGAGGAACTATATGGAGATGTCAAAGACATACTCTGGCGGTTCTTCACGAGGGGAGGCGACCCCATTGCAGACAATCTCGATGATTGTTTTATGCACGGGTCGTTAGGTGCGGGGGCCTCCATAGGATCGCCCCACGAGTCGCTTTATGCTAAACTCTTCGCATCTTCTGTCGCTGCACCAAACCACGGTCTCATATTTCATTATGAGAACTACATACAACACTTCGCCGAATGGAATAATGCCGAACTTATACGTAAGGCATACCACGGTGATGTTGTGTGCAGACCTAGTAGCCGCCTAAGCTTCGTAGCTAAGAACGACGTCATCTCACGAACGACTTGTACCGAAACTTCACTTGGTATGTATTACCAGTTGGGTCTCGGGAACGTCATAAAAGATCGGCTCTCTGAGTTCTTTGGTATTGACCTGAGAACTCAGCCCGATCTCAACCGTGAGCTCGCTCGTGTCGGTTCCATAGATGGATCATGGGCAACCATCGATCTAGAATCGGCATCAGACACAATTGGTCTCAAGATGTGTAAAGGTATTTTACCTCCTCATGTCATGAGTCTGATTGACCTCTTACGCAGCAGAAGTACTACGTACAGAGGGCGAGTTATACCGCTCCATATGGTTAGCACGATGGGAAATGGTTTTACCTTTCCCCTCCAAACTGCCATATTTGCGGCTGTAGTGAAGTCTGTCATGATATCATACGGGGTCCATAACCAAAAGGTAGACGTTTTCGGTGATGACATCATCGTTCCGACGAAGATGTTCAACCGAGTAGTCCGCCTTCTTGGTATTTTGGGTTTCCGCGTGAACCGTGACAAGTCCTTCTCTGAAGGGCCGTTCCGTGAATCGTGTGGTCATGACTACTATGAAGGAGTCAATGTCCGTGGGGTGTATATTAAGACACTCCGCGGCGACCAAGCGATAAACGTCGCCATCAACCGACTTAATGAGTTCTCTATTGCTCATGGCATACCATTGCCGCGAACAGTAAAGGCATTAAGGTCATTCCTGTCACGTACGCTGTACGTACCAATGTCAGCGCAAGCTGATGCTGGTATACGCGTACTAGTGAGGACAGGTGAGACACGGCCGAGGTACATCACAGATAGGCAAGCCTATACCTTTATTCAGTACGAGTACTGTCCTCGTCGATTCCATTGGAATCGATGGGGATGGTTACCAGTACCTAAAGGCAAGCTCTCCTACAACTGTAGTGGACTTCTGCTATCGGTCTTATATGGTGAGGTTGTCCCGTCACACCTAACGTCGCGAGACGAAGGGAAGTGGAGGACGAAGCGACGGTATAGTTCCAATTGGGACTACATCGACCCGTCTTCACCCTTGGCAGGTGAAGATGCAAGGAAGATATTTTCTTTCTTGGAGTGTAACCTTAACTAAGTTACCTCAGCCCTGAGAGCAGCATAACTCTCTCCAAAGATGCGC